GCCGGAAAGCGCATGGTTGGCGGTCGTGGCGACGGCGCACGGCGTCTTGTAGATGACAGACGAAAGCAACCCCTGCTGGAGGTCGGTGGGGGAAAGCCCGGCGATCGTGCTGCCGCCGAGAACATCTGTCATGCCGGTGCTCATACCCATGTCTTCGGGCATGGGGCGGCCGCGAACAATGTAACGCGGGGCCGCTTTTCAAAACGTCAGGGGCTTGCCGGGACCGCCGTGCTACGCCTGCGCCGGCGCTTGCCACGCTCGCCGCCAAATTCGTACCCGTCGCCTTCCGCTTCGGCGCGCAGTTCGGAAAGGTCCGCGCTGGAACCGTCGCGGAGAAGCAGCTTTTTGACTTCCGGCCATGCCTTCTGGACGGCGGCCGTCGGTAGGACTTTGGCGGTCGCATAGGCCGTCTGGACCTGCGCAGCGATTTCAGGCGAAATGGCGCGCAAAACCTCGAATTGCTTGGTCACGTCCAGCAGGGGGCGCCCATCCCAGCCCGGCTCTTTCAGGAGTACGAGGGCGTTGCGCATTTCCTGTGCGCCGAGTTGGTGCAGGGCTTCAATCGTGTCGCGCCGTTGCACCGATGTCATGGCGATCCGCTGGCCGGTGCTCACGTCGATCTGCGAATTGAAGGACAGGTCCACGGCGATCTTGTTAAGCGCCTGGTTGGCGGCCTGGGCGCGCGTGATCGGGTGCAGTCGTCGATCGCCAGCCTCGAACGCCTTTTTGTACGGGTCGTCAGGCGATGCGCCAACTTGCAGAATGGCATAGGCTTTCTTTTCATCCGGCAGCGTGCGCAGGAAATTGAGCGCCTGCCGGTCCTGAAATTTCCCGGCGAATTGCGTGGCGAATGTTTCCGCAGCCTGCGCATATTCCCCTCCGCGCTGCGCCGCCAGTTTGAAGAATTGCTTGGTCGCTTCGGACGATCTGTTCGGGTCTTTCAGGAAGCGCCGCAGAAACACATAATCCTCGAACATGGACGCAGGCTTGTCGTCTTCACCGGCAAACCAGTTCGACGCGGATTGAACGTCCTTCCCCCACATGCCGAAAAGCGAGCCGATGGCGTAATCCAGTTTCATCGGGGAAAGTTCGGGAACGATTGGCAGCGCCTTGTGAATGTCGCGGCTGGCCTCGCCAAGCCATTTTGACAGCGTTGATGTCTTGTTTGTGTATTGCAGGCCGGTTTCATAGTTGCGAATACGCTCCGGCACGATGTCGCGCCCGGTGAAAATGGACCGATTCGTAGAAAGCTCGAATGTCGTTTTGATAAGCGGGTTGCCAAAAATTACGTTTGGCGGGAACAGCGTGTCAGCCACGGCTTCCATAAAGTATCCCGCCGCACGCGGGTCGCTCTTTGCCAGTTTTGCGAACGCATATTCGCCCGCCGTAAATCCGAGACCCAATTCAAACGGCTTCGGGATCGTCAGGATTTTCTTACCCCATGGCACGATCAAATGCGTGCCCTTCATCTGCGCATTGGCGTCACGATATTCCTCGCGCTCCCAATTGATCGCGGCATAGACCGCGCCAAGCGCAGAGCCGAGCCCGGCAAATTTGAACAATGCCCAGCCAGCATTTGTCAGCGCGTCTTTATCCGCCGTTGTGATAATGTCGCCACGGGCGGCACGCGATAGCGGTTCGAGCATGACGCGGCGAGCCTTATCCAATCCCTGCATGGTGGCGTTATAGAATGGGACCAGACGGCGCATCATAAACGTCTTGGAACCGTGCCGCCCGAAATCGAGAACGTCTGTCGCCTGATAGGCCGCCTCGATTGCCGCTTCGTATGGCGAAAGACCTTGCGTTTTCTTTTGCTCGAACACCTTGGCGAACACTGAATTTCGCGTCCCAGCTTCGGTCAACGCAGGTAATTCAAGAACGCCGTGAAAGCTGGTCAATCTGTTCGACAGGTAGCTTTTGCGGCCAAGTTCATCGACAACGCCAGCGGCAGCCTTGTGCGTTCCAGCGGCAGCCGCGCCGGGCGATACGCCGCCGAGGAACGAATACAGTTGCGCGGCTTCATTTTGTTTCAATTCATCCCACACGCCGCGCACGCCGGAAAAGAAGGGTATATAGTCGTTGCGCAAAATGCCAACGGCCAATTGATCCCGAATGAAATTGGCCACGGCGAATGTGGGTTCTGTTGTGATGCCCGTGCGCAGAGTTGCCGCCGCCAGCCCCATTGTCGCGGACCAAATGTCGGAAATCGTGTCAGGCAGAGCCGTCAGCACTTCATAGAGTTCATCGCCTTCGCGCCCTGCCTGCAAACGAAGCGCCTGCAATTCGCCGTTTTCCTTATAGAACAGGATCGGCTCGCCCTTTTTGCTGGCGAGGTCCATGCGGAACATCGTGCCCATGATCGGGTCTTTGCCGAAAGCGTTCGTCACGGCGTTCATGAGCAATTCCGTGTCATCGGAATCCAGCCCACGGTCATGGGCGACACGCTTGATATTGTCGGACAGGTCGAACGGAATGCCCTTCAATTCCCTCGCAGGCACCGGCTCGACGATAGCCCCTGCCCCCGGCCCCGCGCGATCCGCAAGCCCCTTGAAAGCGCGCAGAATGTCATTGTGGCGAATAGTGCGCTCCACAAGGAACGTCTGCATCATGATGCCCTGAATAGGGTCCGTGATGTCGCGTGTCGAACCGCGTAGCCGCTTGACCGTATCGACGACGCCAGGCCCCTCCGAACGGTTGCCGCCGCCAGCGCCACCATGCGCCAGCGGCTTGTCGTCAACGTCGCGATAGAGCGGGACATAGAAAGGCTGGTCCAGCATCCTCGCGTAAAAGTCTTTGGTAATCAGCCCGGCGTCATATTGCTTGCGCAACAGGTTGCGGGTGAATTCATGGACCATACGCGCGGCTGGCTCGAAAGACGCATTAGCTTTTGCCAGTTCCGCCATTGTCGCGCGCGCATCGGCTTGCGAAAACCCAACAGGCGGCCTCTCAAGATCGCCCGCATAGTAGCGATCCCAAAGCACATCGGCGCGTTTTGCCACCAGATAGGTAGAAAATTCATCCGACTTCTTCGGGTCGAATTTTCCAAGGAAATTCGGCTGTCCCGTCGCCAGCGCCATCGCGTCATGCAGCGACGGTCCCTGCGCTTTCACTTCCTTGTACGGCACGACGCCATAGCGCAATTGGTGCATCGCCCCTTGCTGCGAGCGGCCCCACAGGCGCAGCAGCACATCGGGGTTTTCCGCAGCCTTGATTTCGACAAGCGCGCTGCCAGATGAATTGCGGATCAATCGGGAGAGTTGCCGCACGGCGCGCGTGATCGGCGCTTTATCGTCGAACATGACGGTGTACATATCGGCAAAGACACGGCCAATCGTCGGCGCGAGCCCTTCATCCTTATACGCCTTCATGATCTCGCTGGTATAGCCTTCGCGGCCTTCCATCTTGACGACTTGCGCGCCAACCTTTTCGCCCGATGGGGCGGCCTCATAGGCGCGATAGCCCATTGCCGCGTCGTCAAGAGCCTTGAGTAATTCAGGTTTGCGGTCGCCCATGAAGCCGCGAAACGCCTGCCAGAACGTCGGGGCGTTCTTTTGCGCAGCGGCAGGGTTTGTCAGCATCAAGGCGAAGAATTCGGAAAAGCCTTCGTGCGGGTCGCCGCGCATCGGGTCATAATCCATCCGGTCAAGTTCGTTTGAATGCGTCTCGACCAGCCTTTTCAGCGCGCCGCCAATATCACGGTCCACTTCCAGATGGTGGCCGCCTTCATGCGCGACGGAAAAGAAATCTGAAATCTCGCGCACGCGCGCAACGCCATAGCGATTATTGTATTGCGCGGCTGCCTGCGCGTTCATCAGCCTGCCCTGCCGCAATGGCATTTCCAGCGTGTCGGCCAGCGCAAATGTCTGTTGCTGCAAGCTGCGCACGGCGGCCTGCGCTTCCGGCGTGCCACCAGCGACAGCGGCCTCGACGGGCGGCTCCATCGGCGGCTTTGGCGCGTCTTTCAGGCGGAATAGAACGTCCTGCTTTCCGGCTTCCGTGTCGAACAACCCGCCCGCCGCCGGGCCGACATTGCCGCCCTGCATCGGCTTGCCAGCCTGCAACTCAAGCCGCTGGCGATCCGTGACGGGCTCAACGCCGGGAATGAGAGTTTGCGGGAGACCCTCCGCGCCGGGCTCTACCGCTGCGGCGTCGGGAATTTGCCGTTCTTGTATAGCGGGGCCGGGCTCCGCTCGCCCGGCTTCTGCAGAAACGGCGGGCTCACCTGGACGCCCATCGCCTGCGCCTTGTGCGCCGCCTCCCCGAGCCTCCACATCAGTTTCAGCCGATCGCCGGAGGGCAGAGAGAATTTCCCGAGTCGCTTGCTCTGTGCTGACTTGTCCATTTTTCAGCTCGCGTGCGGCCTTTACAAGCGCGTCCCGCACCGGGCCGGCCGTATAGGCGTTGTGGGTCAATACTGACACAAAAGTGTCTGCGTCGCCAGCCACGGACTGCGCGGCCGCGCGCTCGATCTGCGATCCCGTTTCCTCAATCCGCTCCGCATTGGCGACAACACGCTGAAACAGCGCCTTGTCCTTGCGAAGCGTTTTGATGGCGCGATCGACGATTTTCATTTCCTCGCCGGCCGTACTTTCAGCCGACATCAGGTCATCGAACATGGACCCCTGTGCACCAGCCTCGCGCTTGACCAGTTCGGCCTCGGCAACGCGCCGCACGAGAATGGCCACCTGATCGACACTGGCGGGATGAAAGCGGACAATGGCCTCGATAGCCGCCTTTTGCCGGGCAGGATCGTTTGGCAGAAGATTGCCGACAACAGCGCCGAAGTGTTCTGGGATGACGCCATTGTTGACCATGGCGAATGCTTCATCGGACAGCCGCGCCAGACCAAGCGCCTGCTGCGCAAACCACCCCGTAAACGAGAATGACCCATCAATTATTTCCGGGCGCTCGCGCATAATACGCGCGGCGTCCAAAGGCGTGCCGGTCTCATTTTTTATATTTTCAGCTGCAGCAATGGCGCGCATGTCGGAAGGCGTGAAGCCGTCAGCCTCACGATAGACAAGGCCGGTGACTGGCGTTTCGTCGGCATAGCCGGTCGCGATGAGGCGGCGCGCGAGCGATGTGCGTTGATGGCCGTTCGCCACGATCATGTCGCCGTTCTGGCGCTGGTAAACCATGATCTGCCCGGCTGCTGCGATGTCCCATTTGGTGACGCCCTTAAACTTTCCTACGTCTCCAAATTCATCGCCGCCGCCCTTGTATTGCATTGAGGCAGCATCAACCTTGAGCTTCGACGCCTCGAACACGAACGGCCCTACAGGCGCGAGTTCCGCCCGCTTCGGCGCGCTGGAAATGGCGGCAGGTGTTACAAGCGGCAATTCCCGCATCGGGATAGTGACGGCGATGCGAGCGGTCTCGAAATTTGGCTGGATCGACTTTGTTTCTTGCGGCGGCAAATGGGCGATAGAGGCGGCGAACTCACGCGCCTCGACAACATTTTGCGGATCCGCGGGCGTTTCAAGCCTCGGCGGCTCAACAGGCGGCGTTTCACGTGGAACACCGAGCGCATCGCCAACCTCGTTGGCAATGCTTTCCAGATCGGGCGCGGCCTCTTGCGGCGCTACAGGCTCCGGCGTCTCGACGCCTTCCTGCCCCCGAACGAAACCTTCCGCCTCCTCTTTTGTGGCGAATATCGCGGGGCGTTGCGGCTCAGCGCCATCTTCCGGTACGCGAACCACATTTCCATTTTCATCCAGCCGCCCATTCATACCCTCGACAGGTTCGCCCTCCGGCGATGTGCGCGCCCGATCAACGATAAATCCTTCGTCGGTCTTGGCGATGTGATAGGTCGTCTCGCCGCCCTGCGGGTCGGTCGCGCGCACAATCGCACCTTCGCCAACAGGCTCGGCTTCGATTTCAGGCGCTTTCGGCAGTTTGATGTCCGGCGCTTCGTCCGGCGCTTCGCCCGCCGCACGGAAAGACGGGTCATCGAGCGCCAGCCGCAGCCGGTGTTCATGAAACGCCGCTGCCGTGCGCTGCGCAAAATTACCTACGGCGGCGCCAGCCGCGTGCATCCCGCCGCCCAGCAACATGCCAGCGGGCAGCGCCACCGCCGTGCGCGTCCAGTCGAATTCATTCTGCACGCCAGCTTTGACCGACATCGCCTGCACGAATGGATCAGTCACGGTGTTGACGATGCCCTGCGAAACCGCCGATGTCGCGATTTCCTTGCCCAGCGTGCCCATCACCTTGGGGCCAAACGTCTCGACCAGTTTGGCGACGCCAGGCACGCGATTGACCAGACTTTCGGGCGACATGACGCCGCCGCCCAATTGTCCGAGCAGCGCCGTGAAATTCTCAAGCAGTCCTTCGGCTGCCGGCATGGCCTCATAGCGCGCCAGTTCCTCGCGGATACGGCCCTGCGTCTCGCCAACACTCTCGACCGTGACGCCGCGTGCCGCGCGCCGCCGCGCCGCCTTCGCGCGAACCTGCGCCTGCAATGGCGTCTCGCCTTCCATCGGCGTCGGGTCGGTGTTGCGGTAGGATTCGGCCTCGCGCTGCGAAGCGTCCAATTGCTCCGGCGTCAGGGATGACCGCGCCAGATTGCCGGCCGCGCCGGCCAGCGTGCCGCGGTAAAAGCCTTCAGTCACATTCGCGCCAATGCGCTCGCCAAAAGACGGGCGCTCGGCAGGGGTTTCCTCGGCGTCGAATTGATCGAACGGGTTCTGTTCGGCGGGCGCCGGTGCGATCTCTGTCATTCCTTGCGAACCTTGATCCCGAGCGCCTCGGCGGCCTTGGCTGCGTAGCCCTTGCCGTAATCGTCCGTGCCGTATTTTTTCATGAAAGCATCAACCATCTGCGGGTTGCGCCGCAATTCCGCGATCGCCGCCGCCGGAATCGTGCGCGTCTGCTTTGGTGCGCTTTGTTCTGGCTGCGACGGTGGCGGCTGGCGCGTCGTGTCCGGGTAGGTCAGGAATTGCCCAGGCGCGCGATACGGCACGGGCTGGCGCGGCGCTCCGGCCGCCTGCGCCTGCGCGGCGTTCGTTTCCTGCGTGCGCAGCGCCGCCGCATCCTGCGGCGTCAGCGGCTCGCCCCGTTGCAACCTGCGCATCATCGCGTGCGCCTGTTTTGCAACCTTGTCGTCAAGCCCTGCCTGCGTCAACGCGAATTCCAGCACCTTATCCGCATCCTTGCCGTAAGCCTTATCGAGAAACGGCAGGATCGTGCGGATGGCCTGCAATGTGCCAGCGCCTTCCGTGGCGTCGAATATCGGTTTGCCGATTGCCGCCGCTTCCTGTTTCGTTACCGGCATCCGCGCCGATTCAGGAATGCCAAGCACTTCCTGCGCCTTCAATCTGGCCTTGGCGAGCGCCGCCACGCTCTGCGGGTCGCTGATATTCACGGCCTTGCGCGCCGCCGCCACGTCATCGAATTTATCAGCCGCCGCAGCCGGGTCAGCCTCGCGCTGCTTGGCGATGGCCGCCGCCGCCTTTTGGGCCTGCTGGTAATATTTTTGCTGCGACGCAAAGCCTTTCGCACCGGGCGTCGGCTTCAGCAATTCAACACGGTCGGCAATCTCACTGACTGGCACATGGTCCCAATCGTGGGTGGCATCATGGTATTTTTGCGCCTGCTCGCGCTGCTGCAGGAATTGCTCCTGCGCGACCGGGCCATAGACCTGCCCCACGCGCTCCGGCGTCAGATCGCCTATCGGCTGGCCGGTCGTGAGGATCGACGCATGATCGTCATCCATCAATTGCTTGACGCTGGCGCGTTCATTCGCTTCTGCAATCCTGTCCTCTTGCGATTTCAGATTCAGCTCGCGCTGCGCGCCGGCGATTAAGTCCCTGCGGCGATCTTCCGATATGACGGGGGCCATATTCGCGCCGGGCACGTTGCCGCCGCGGGCAATGGCCGCCTCGATCAAGCGCCTCTGCCGGTTCACGCCGTTATTGTCGCCCTGCAGCCGCTCGATCGCATCAGCAACAGCATTCGAGTCGCCAGTTTTTGCCGCGCCGATGATCCGCGATGGCGGGCTTCCATAATTGTACGTCACGGAAGCAAGCGCCGCCCGTGCGCCTGGCGTCAATTTTGCAAACGCCTCATCCCCGATTGCCGCCTTCACTTGCAACATGGAATCCCGCGTGCGGCGCGCAAGGTCGCGCTCTGCATCCTCGCGCGTGACCGCATCGCCCTGTTTCACGCGCCGGACATTGCCATTGACATCCGTGATCGTGTCTGAGCCATAACCGAGGCGATGCGCGTTCACGTCCCAATATGTCGTGCCCTTGAAGCCTTCGCGCGCGCGCAAAAGCGCCTTTGCCTGGTCCATATCAGTGCCGGCCATGCCCTGCGGCATGGATAGCGCCACAACGCGCTGCGCGGCCGGCAACGATGTCAGCACCGCCTCGCCATATTTTTCCGCCATCTTCTTGCGCAATCCCTGCGCCTGCACTTCGGTAATATAACCGCCCTGCACCATGCCGGTAATCGTATCGCCTATGGTGCTCAACGCTGCCGAACGCAATTCGGGGCTGGCCTTTGGGGCCGAAGATATAAGGTCTTCATAGGTCGCATTCGCCGTCGCTAGCGTGCGGTCGCGGTCAACAGTTTTCCAGCGCCCGTCAGCCGACACATGCGCTCGCGCCACATCGGGCTGGTAGCGCAACATGAATTTTTCACGCGCCGCAGGGTCTTTGATGAACCCTGCCGCCGCAGTCAGGTTTTCGTTGTAAAGCTGCTTGTGCTTCTCGATGGCCTCCTGCTCGGTCAGGTTTGGTAGTTCGGCATCGTTCTTGACGCGGCCGGTGATGTAGGCGGAAGTCGCGCGCGCCTCATCGAGCGAAGCTGCCTTGCGATCCATTTCCTTCCCGGCATTGTAGAGGCCGGTTCCGAGATTGCTGACGCCGCGCCCAAGTTCCTTAACGCCGTTCGTCAGCGCAGTTGTATCGACACTTGCGATCGGGCGCGAATATTGCGCGTCCGGCATTCCGCCAAGTGAAGCGCCGCTTGGCAGTCGCGCCATTATCCATACCTCGTGCTATTGGCGTCTGGCAGCCGCGTCGAGACGCCTGCAAACCGCTGGAAGCCCGTGCCGACGCCGGAGGCGATCGTGCCGGCCGCCGAATAGATTGAGCCGGTGCGCGCCGCCCGGCCGGATGCGCGACGGGCTACAGCACGATCCTCCAGCCCGCGCGCCGTGTTCTCACCGTTGTAGAGGTCCATCAACGCCTGCTCTTCGCCGCGCCCGGAAATCTCCTCCCCAAGTTTGATGACGGTCGGGTCGTCGGCACCCGCGCCGCTGGCCGCCGCGCGCGCCTGCAATTGCGACATGGTAAGCTCGGTCTGGCGCTGGTGCTGCATGGCCTTGCGCTGGTAGGAGGCGCGGGCCTGTGTCGCCTGCTGCTCCAACTGCGCGGCCTCGCTCTTGGCTGCCGCGTTGGCCGCGTTCCCGGCAGAGATCGTTCCCAGCGCCGTCACCCCTGTGCCGACAAGCCCGGCAATCGTGCCGATGGTCGAGAGCGTGCCGGACGAACCGGCGGCCAGAGAACCGATCGCGCCAATCGTCGCCGTAATCGGATCGAAGCACACGCCATGCGCCGCGAGACCGTAATCAGGATTCAGCTTGATCCTTGCCAGCATGAACGTAAACCTTCATCCCCTTGACTTCGTGCTCGACAAATCCAAGCCGCTTGAGCCATTCCCCGGCCCTTGGGACATCGGTCATCGTCGTAGCGACAATCGGCCCCGAACCTGTTTCAACAGCTTCGCGAATGAAAGCCAATCCGGTTTTGTGCATCAGCTTTGGAAACCTGCGTGCTTCCTCAGATACGTCCATGAAAGCGTACCGCTCGCCGCCCGGCATCAGAAGCAGGCCGCCAACGCCGATCACGCGGCCGTCCAGTTTGGCGGTCCACGCCTTCACCCGATAGGGCGGAAGCTGGCCGGCATATTCGATAAAATCCCGGCCGGTCGCCGGTGCAATGACGGGTTCAGCCATTTGTCTTGAGTTTGATCGTCACGGCATTGATCGTGCACGGCCGAGGCGCCTGCGATTCCAGACACAGGCGGGCGTCCGTCTTGTGCAGGCCGTTGAATTCCATCATGTCGAAATCGTACTGGTCGAACACCCTGTTCGTCACGGCGGAGCCGTCGGAAACCGCCGCCGCCGTCGATGTGATGACGCCGCCATCCTCGACCAGAGGCATGTCGTCCAGATTGTCGAAATCCGTCCCATGCTTCACGCCGAGGATATGGGTGTTCGTCATGACCAGACCAACGTGGTCAACCTGCTTGATCTGGTTGAGCGCCGTCCCCTGCGCCGCCGCATAGGCCAGCTTGGCCGACCTGAATTGCGCCGTGTAGGGCAGGCCAATGATGGCGCTCGTCACCGCCGTGGGGATGGTAATGGATCCACCGGACACCGTGTAAGTCGCCGGGTCCGTCGGGTTGGCGTCGCTGAAACCGATTTCCGCCCCGTTGCCCCACACAATGACCGCCTCGCCTTCGAGATGGCCCAGCCCTGTAATCGTCGTCGTAGACACCCCGGAATAGGTCGCGAAGCAATCGGCCTGCTTGTTGAGCGTGCCGCCCTGGCATTCGTCGATGCGCGCCAGCTTCTCCCAATAGCGTTTTGTCACGCCGTTGATGGTACGCTTCACGACCATGAAAACGCGGTCTTCGAGTGTGCCGGGAAGCACAAGCACGTTTTCGACTTCGCCATCCGTCTCGAAGCGCCACCACGCCTCGACTTCATCGTTCTTGTCGTACAGGAACACGGCCGCGACGCCATCACCGCGCACCACCCAAACATTTGTATCTGGCTCGCGCTGCACGGCAATATCGACGAACGATTCCAGCCCGATGTCGGGATTGAGCCGCGTCAGGTCGCGGGCGGAATAATCCGTCTTCTGAATGTCGTAGAACATCTCGATGAATTTCCGGCCGGAGCGCGGGACGAAAAACGCCGAAGAGTCGATGCGAACTGCGCGCAACGCGCTCGCCGCGAAGGTGAGCGAATCCTTGATCGAGAACACCGTGGGCGTCAAAGGCTCGTCGAACGAATTGGAGCGCGCCGTCAGAACCGACGTATCGCCGCCGATGACAAGGCGCTGCATCGCCATCAACCACTTGATGTCCTGAATCGCGCCCTGCCCGATCGTCCGGCTGATAAGCCCGGAATCGCCTGTCTTGTCGATGTCGAAACTCGTATAGGCGTCCGAGATAGATCCCCATATTTTCGTATTTCCGGCAAACCACAGCCGCCCCTCGAAAAGCGCCACCGCGCCGGGATACCCGTTATAGTCCGACCATTCCCCAAGCCTCCAATCGGATGTGGCGGAATAGTTGAGGAACGGCTTGATGACCTCGACATCGACTTCGGTTGCGCTCGTGAAGCCGGTAATTCTGGCAATGCCAGCGCCGCCGCCGCCGCCATAGGCAAATGCGACCTGCGCCGACCCCGACGTATAGTCGCCGCTCTTGAAGCCGATCCTGTACCAGACAACAACATTGTCCATATTGTCGGTGATCGTATTGGCCCCAGTCACAGTGTATGTGGCAAAATCGGTAAAGCCAGCCGTCGCGCTTTCAATGGACCGCTGCAACGTCAGCGTCCCGGTGAATGTCCCCGATATGGCGATGGTGAACGTCCGGTCCGGTGTCGATGTCGAAGCGCCGCCGCCTGCGGGCGTGACTTTCGACACGCCGGCGACACGAATGGTTTCCGAAAACGTGTCGTCCGTCGCCAGCTCATCGATCGTGCATTGGCCGTTGTGGAACAGCCTTATTAACGAACCGACATGATCGCTCGAAAATGCAGCCTTCGACGCGGTTATCGTCTGATTGCCGATCAGGTCGGAAATCGTAAGCAATGTGGAACTGTCGTCCGAAAACTTCTCAAACGGCCCGTCGTCGGATTTGAACACCCCGATGGAATACGAGCTTGCCCCGCGCCGCTCTATCTTGCGCTGCTGCAACTCACCGCCGGCGATGAACAGCGTATCGCCAGACGCCTCGAAGCGCAGGGAAGACAGGAGATCATAGGTGTAGGGCGTCGGCAGTTCCATGATCCCGGCGGATTCGATGGATACCTCGCTGATTCGTCGCAATGCGAAGGCGCTGCTTTCAAACTGCACGTAGATCGTCGCCGCCCCCGGCGTGAAGGCAAGAGAATGCTCGCCCGCGTCCAGCGATGTCGTGTTGAACACGTCGCTGCCGCCTGAAGTCGTGCCGACCCTGAATTTCACCGGCCCGTAATCGACGACAATCCGCAGGGCATGTTCCTTCGCCTGATCCCCGACGCTCACGGACAGGGAGACCGTCGCCGTCGATGACAGGCCTTTTAGATTGTGTTCGAAGTCGATCGTCGCCCCGAGCGAGACCACCGCCGTTTCGGATTCAACGCTAGTCCATGATGCGAAGGCCGCGATTGTCGTTGAAACCGCGACGCGCGTGATCGGCGTTTCGTTGACCAGGATGCGCAGTTTCGACGCCGTGAATTCAAGGATCGCCGTGTCGGTCGAGCTGAATATGAAAGGAACGCCGATGCACGGATTCGAGCCGTCAACTTCCGCGATATATTCCGTCCCCGGCCGCAGCATCATCGGCCCGAGTGTGCGCGGCATGTAATTGGCTTGCCGCGCCGCAGACAGCCGCAGCCGCTCTATATCGACGCGGGCAAGCGCAAGGTCCGACACCTCGCCGCGATTTAGAGCGTAGAGCGGCGTTGTCGCGCTGGGCATCAGACAATCCGCGTATCAGGGTCGTACATGCCGCCACGGCGGCGGGCCTGCACCCATGAGCCGGTCATCTTTTCCGGGTTCGGCCCGTCAAGCGCGTCCTTCGAGAGGGCAATGCGCTTCAGCTTGCCGGCGCGCTTTTCGATCATCGCCGTCGTTTCGACGCTTTGCGTGATCCGCATCGCCACGCGGGCGGCCAATTCCGCCGCCACCCACCGGCGGAAAGACGGCGCCCATTTCGCCATCGACAGGCCATAAGTCGCGTCGTTCGAGATATACGTCATGTAGATCGTATCGAACCGCGTGCGCAGATAGCCGTTCTCGTTGACGTAATCGTTAAGCGGCGGTCGCAGATCCTCCGTCACGCCGATGATGTAGAATTGCAGGCAGTCGGACGGGATGTCGAAAGCGTATTCGTAGCCGAAATCAGGCGACAGCCCGGTGTTGGCGGTCAATTCGACCGTGCGCCGGGCGTGCTTCCAGTATCCCGCCTCAATGCAATCATCCAGCACATCTGCATAGACGCTATCGAGCACCCGGCGCGGCTCGCGGTTTTCAGTCAGGCTGGCGAGCGTGCGCTCGCCAATGTGAACGCTGAGCGCCTCGTTATAAAGACCGAGCTGGGTAATCGTCACGTCTCACCCTTTCAGGCGGCGACCCGCTTTTGCATGGTGGCGAAATGCAGAGCCTCGCCGCGGTCCTTGAGGCCCTCGCGCAAGACGTGATTGTCGGAGATGCGCTGCACGATCCACATGCGGCTGCGGCCGCGGAAGGCGATGCGCATTCCTTCAAGCTCCAGCTCGTTTTCCGCGATGACCTCGAATTCGCGATAGTTGAGCAGTCCGACGGACACCGCGCCCTGCGAGACGTTGCGGACAAGCAATTCGGCGTACCAGGAGCCGTCTTCGCTCATGACCTCGACGCGATCGGCTATGCGCATTTGCGGCGCGAGGATCGCCCAATATTCCGGCTGCATGAGATTTTCGCGCGTCGTGCCGTATTCGGGCACATGGTTCCAGAGATTGCGCGCGAATTCCCCGGACACAAATTGCGACGGAAGCGCCTGCCGGAATTCCAGCTTCTTTGCGTCTTTGGCGTCTTTCTTCTCGATATTCGACATACTTGCCTCTTGCGGCTAGAGGGTTTCCGAGGGCCGTTCGGCCCCCGGATATTCAGCGTGGCGCCCGATCAAGTGGACGTGGAAGGCGTTTGCGTGACCGTACAGGCCGGCGCCGACGTGCAGGTCAGAACGACATGGGTATAGAGCCCCGTGCCGATCAGAACAAAGTCGATGATGTCGCCGGCGCGCACGCCCTTGTCGTAGGCATCGGAGAAGTAACCAGAGGCCTTCACGGTCGCATCGGAGTCAGATGCGTGCGTGTAGAGCCAGCGGTTGCCGGGGGCGGAATTGTCCATGTTGCCATGGCTGACCTTGTTCAGGGTTGCAGTCGTGTAAGCCATTTTATCCTCTTCGGATTGAGTTGCGGGCGCAGCCGGGCCGAAGCCCGGCGCTATTCATCAGGCGAAGGCGGAGCCGTCGTGGTAAACCTTCACGACGCCGTTGGTCTGGAGCAGCTTCGACCCCATGAAGATCGATGCGCGCGCCCAGTAGTAGGCGTCTTCGCGGTTGTAATCGGCGTCCACTTCCATCTCGCCAGTGTTGACCGCGTGGCCGATACCGTTGCGATGGAAAGCGTAGCAAAGCTCCGAAGAGGTCTGCTTGCCGCTGATCCGCGGGTGGAAAATCCAGTTGAACCCGGCCCAACGGCGCATCTTGCGGGCAGGGCCGACAAGCGGCTTCATGTCCACATATTCGGAGTTGGCGAATTCCTTGATCTGCATCAGGTACGCCTCGAAGGCGGCCGAGGCGACAAAGAACATATTGTCCTCTTCCTCGACATCGACTTCGTTGTTCGCGAGTTTCGCCTTCGCCTTCATGACAAGCTGGAGCGACGCGACTTCGCCGGCGGCATTGGCCGTCGTGGTCGTATCGGCAAGAGCCGTCAGGATGTCGGAGTCGATCTTGCGGTTGAGCACCTTGATGGTGGTCTGCTGCATGATGCGGCGGCCGTCGCCCTGCGAAGCGAAGATGTTGAACTTCGTGCGCCGGGGTTTGTCGTGCCACTCGGTCAGTGTCGCCGTGTACTGGTTGAGATTGTCAGCGCGCGCCGGGATGAGGCCGTTGACGCCACGGGTGACGGCGGCGGCGCTGCCCGAGTCAGCGACAAGGAACGTCGCCTGCTGCGCGTTGATGACAGCTTCGTTAATGCAACAAGTGCTGAGCAGCGACTTGCCAAGCTCGAAGCCTGCGATGAATTCCTGGCGGTATTGTACCTGAAAGGCGGTATTGGACATGATCGTTCCTGCGGGTTGGGTTAACCACCTCCGTTCCGGTTGTCCTTCCGCGCATCGGTGGCAGGTTGTCCGGTCGCTTGCCGTCCGGGGCTGTCCGACGCCGCAAGGGGCTTCACTTCGGTCTTGTGCGCAGGAAAGAGAAAACGCGCCGCTGTGTTAAGGCGGCGCGCTCGCGGTTTTCAAAGGATGCGAAGGCTATTGGCCGCGGGCCTTCATGGTGTCGCGCGCCGAAACCAGATCGCGATATTCCGCCTGCACCTTGGCGTCTTTCCAGTAGCCGGAAGACTGGTCACGCATCATCTTTTCGATTTCTGCTATGCGGCTATGACCGGCGGCAAGAGCGTTTGACGTTCCGGCCGGCATCAACGCCCCCATCGGGTTCATTTCCTTCGCCATGCCCGCAAGCCAGCGCAGAATGCGAGGATCGTTGCCAATAATGTGACCATCCGCCGTGCGACCGTTAAACAGCGCATCTTTAACATCGTCGCCAGCACTAGCCATAAGATTCGAGATGCCATTGATGTGCGCCCGGAACTCGCCGCCCCATTCCTTGTTGAGATCGTCGGTCGCCGTCATCTTGAACTGCGTATCGGCCTCCATGCGCTGCTGCGCTTGTGCATCCTGCATGGCGTAATATTTGGCGACCAGACCGTTGAACGCCTTCGGGTCGATATTGTCGGCGTGCGCCTGTTCGGCAAATTGCGCCACAACCGGCTTGTCGGCTTCGCCAATCACCATGCCGTTCGGCAGCGACAATTGGTCGAGATAGCCCTGCGGGGCTTCCGGCAGGCCGTTTTCCTTGCGCCAGGTGGCGACCTCTTCCGGTGAAGCGCCCTCGCCCGGCGGCGGCGCGCGCATCTGCGATTGTTTCGCCTGCATTTCGCGATAGGACTTCGCCAGCGCCGTCGGATCCGAAAACCGCTCAAGCGTCTTTAGATAGGCCTTGTCGTCGCCGGCAAGTTTCTGCCGCCAGTCATCGGGCCATGTCGGCGGCGCGGCCGGGCGCTCTGGTACATTTCCTTCTAGAAGAGTGCCCGCCGGTGGAGCCGCGGGAGGGCTTGACGGCTGGTTCCCACCGGCGGGCGGGGATGCTGGCGGAGCACCGGCGCCCGCGCCGCTGCCGGCGCCGGCCTGATCGTTGCCACCCACACCCCCATCTGCAAGCAATCCGTCGTTCATTCGTCATCCCCTTCGGGTTTTGGCTCGCGATTGCGGCCTTGCGAATTCTTGTCGAGAAGATCGATCGCGGCGGCCGGCATGTTGACGAGCTTCACGAGCTGCAAGCCGACATGGCGTTTGGCCTGCGCGAAATCGGAGTCGCGCGGTGAATCGCTGAAATAAGTGGCGTCATAGGTTCCGCAGAGCCCGTGAATGATGAAGTCGAGCGCCATCTTCTGCTGGACTTCGCTCGCCTGCCCCCGTGCAAGTTTCTGCACCGCATAGACAATATCGACGCTGTATTTTGCGGGGTGCCACGGCCGTCTATCAGGCGAGCGCGGATTGGGCTTAGGCATGGCGCACCTGTTCCGGCTTCAGGCGCTTTTCGCCATAGGCGCTGTCGCAAACGAGATAGCCGTCCGCAATTTCAAGAATTTCCATTTCGTCGGAATGGTCGCCGTCGATTTCGACAACGAGGCCGCCAACCGAATATTCGCCAAGCGTGTCGGCTGGGGACAGCGGCGTGAAAACATACGGTGACGGCATAGATAGCGGCACAAACCGCTCGAAGAATCTGCCTTCGTCCAGCGCCGTCACAAGATCGCCCTTGCGAAAGACGAATTGCCCCGGCTGGACTTGCCGCTTGCGCGAAAGCGTGATCGTTATTTTACCGTCATTTGCAGACATGGCGACGCCGCTGCCGAATTCCTTGACGATGGCGAGCGCGGAAGCATCCGAGCCATCAAACTTGATGGCGGAGACAACGTGTTTGCGGTCTGCGAATTGCGGCATGGCGTCGTCCTTGCGGCTTTGGACGCCTGACCATGACCAGATAGCGAATGAGTTTGCGATAATGCCCGTGGCGGGTTTTCAAAGCCTGTCAGCCGCCGAATGCCGCCTGCAATTCGGCCAGCGGGTTGCCGGTCTGGAGCGGTTCGCCGCCGGCTGACGACTTCTTGCCCGCGCCTGTCTGGAGAGACAAATCCTCCTGCCCCTGGTCGGGCTGGGCCTGCAATGCCGCCCGCATCTTTTGCATGGCGTCCCCGGCCTGCCCGGCGATTTCCGCGCCCTGCTGCATTTGCGCGGCCATTTGCTGTTCCTGCGCCTGTTGCGCCTCCTGCTGACGAATCTGCGCCACGTCCTCCTTGGAATTGAACCACGTCGCCGGGGCCTGCGCGCCTTCCAGCGCATCGCGGGCGGCGGTCTCCACGTCCACGATATGCCGAACGCTCGGGTCCAGTTCGAGAGCGATCTTGAGCAGGTTGGCGCTTTCCATGAACGCCTGCGAATTGGCGCGGTTCTGCGCCTTTTGCAGCGGCGAGGAAAACGAAAACTTCACCTCCTGCCCGCGCAGAATGTCCGGCATCATGTCGGCATTGCCGAAAGCGCCATTGCGCAGCAAAATCTCGAAGGTCCGGTCGCAGATCGCGCCGTTGTATTCGGTCTCCATCGGCTCGAACAAGGGCAGCGCCCGCCTGATATATTCCTCGAACCGCTTCTGCACTTCATAGGCGGTCATCTCGCCGGTCGTGTCAGGCATGGAAATCTGGTTGAGGTAGAACGCCTCCTTGATGAGATTCGATATGCGCTCCTGCAGCGCATCACCCCATTGCAGCCCGCTGCGCTCAACCGACAACGGCCGCAGCACTTCGCCAAGTTTTTCGTCATATTCCGCATCGACCCAAGTGATCCCGCCTGCATAGGTGTTGATGCCGCCCTGAATCATCTCGGCCGTCGCGATCAACGGCGGGTCAACCGACTTCTGCCCAGCCTCCATCAGGGTCAGCGTGATCTGCTGTAACATGCGGGAGTTTGAAATCGCCACCACGGTTGCGGGGCTGTGCGCGTATTGCGTGCCGGAAACCGTCTGCCAGCGCGGGATGATGTAATCCATCGTCGGGCGCCCGCACTCTTCGAGAATATGTTCGTTCTCGACATCGACATGGATGGACACCCACGGCAACCGCTGCCCATAGCGGCGCTTTTCGTCCGGCGCGTCCTTCAGGTCGTATTCATCGCGCGGCATGATGATGTGCCGTGTGCCGAATTTCTTTTCCGGGTCTTTCTCCTGCGCTTCCGTCACCTTCGGGTGAATGCCGAAATAGCCCATGCCCTTCTTGTCGAAGAGCGAAATCATCTGCGAGGCGCGTAGCTTTCCGTCGCGATGCACCTGGTTGACGTTCAATTCCTCGTCTTCGTTCCAGACCACATCGCGCAAGTGGTAGCAGAGATAAATCAACCCATCGCGCGCCTTGTTCTCCCGCGCCTCGATCACGCATTGCCCGAAGGTCACAAAGTCGTTGTCGGCTTCCTTGGTCGAGCGGATGAACTTGGCGTTGTTCTCGTACATGAACTTCCGCATGATCTCGGAAGCCCATTCCAGCCACTTCTTTGCGTCCGGGTCTTTGTTGATCGCCTCGTCATTCGTGATCGCCATGAACCATGGCTGGCCGCGTGGGCGGAGCATGGCGGAGAGTGTATTCGCCATATCGCGGCGGGCCATGACCGGCTCACCTGTCATCAAGTGCGATGCGAATTCAATACCGATCGAGCGCTGCACGGTGAAGTCCGCGCGCTCCGGGTAGAAATTCATCGCCATGTCCTGCCATGTGGACAGCAATGGCCGCCTGTCGCTAAACAGACGGCTTCCCCGGTCGATCAAATCCTTGACGCGCTGCTTCATTGGCGCAAAGCCTTTCCCGGCTTAACTGCCGCCCAGCGTCTTGCCGCCATACGAATCAGTGTTGCCGCGATTGGCCGCCGGCCCCTTGGAATCGGTCATAATGGTTGACGCCCGCCCGGCGCGGGCCGCCGCTTCCGCCGCCGCCTTTCGCTGCGCTTCGAGCACGGCGGGCGAGTTGGCGTCCGGCATGGGAGCCGCCGCCTGGATAGCGGCCGGTTGCGGGCGTGAGAACAAAGCTGACATGTGCGCGATTTCCCTGCGTTGTGGATGCTTTGTGCCGTCGCCATGGCGCGGGCGCAATGCAGGGAATGCGAATGGCTTTGAAAGAAAAACCCCGCCAACCTAAGCTGACGGGGCTTATGACTGAGGCCATGGTTCACATTCCAGCCACAGCCAATTGTTTCAGTGCGGGCCGGGCTTGATACCGGCTGGCTATGAGCTAATCCGGCTTGTTGTCGGATGCCGTACTTGGACCGTAAATCCAATTCCACTGCGATTTTCCGCAGTTGCTCACGTAAGCCTACTTACTCCGCAATCGCTGCGTGTCCATCCACGCCGCCGCACTGAACTGTTTCTGGCGCTCGGGAGCGACCCGATTTAAGTCTAGCCGTATCGCACGGCTCCCGGTCACGCCGATGCATTCTACGCTCGACAACACCAGAACTCGTTGCCCATTACGGGCGAAATCGCGGCAACCTGACTGGCTCTAGAAACCAGAGTACCCCATGCCTTGCGGCGACCTCCGCTCCGTGGCGGCGCTCTCAACTGAGCTAATGGCAGGTTGCCATCATTATCTACCACACCATCACCGCCGATAATAGCCCTTGACGCCGCTATGCCCAACATTCGCCGTCGTCTGCCGCTGCATCTCGAACCCTGCCCGGCGCTTCATGCGGACCTCGCTGCGCTTGCCCTCCGCAAGGCACATCACCGCCGAATCCGCCTTGTCGGGCGATGATCCCAGCCGCTTTTTGATGTCGTCCTTCGCCTCGACCTGAATGCCGCGCGTCGTCACCTTGTACGTCGCCGCCGCCAGCTGCGAGCGCAATTCGGGATCGGGCGGCAATGCAATTGGCGAGCCGCCTTCCTGTTCGGGATCCAGTTCTTCCCGCATCATCCAATAGGCTTCCGCCCGCCGGTTCACGAACCCCAGCGCCCCGTCCTTTGTCCGCCGCGTGGAAGCCCCCGCGCCGTTGAACCTGATATGCGGGATGCCGTTGTCATTCAGCCGCTCGCTTGTCGCGCCGCCATAGCCGCCACCCATGTCCAGCACCACTTCGGCCCCGTCGCGGCGCACGCTCATGAGTAGCGCCACCACGCTCGCGCCATCCGGCGTATCACTGCCGGGCTTCACCACCTGCGGCCCGAACCAGCCCTTATGGCGATACGAGATCACGGTATTGTCCGCGCCGCCCTGCGCGATGTCCGCCGCGACCGCAACCATCGCCTCGCCTTCAGGCGGCCGCGACGTCCAGCGCGCTTGCGCCTCGATAATCCATTGCGTTGGAATAACCTGCCGGTCGCTATCCGCCCGCATCGCCATGAAATTGCCGTCGCGCACCGCAGACCGCACCGGCTCAGGCAATGCGTCCAACTGCGCCTGGTAATCGGTATTGATGAGATACGGATTATCGGACAGCTTCGCGGGGATAAACGTGCGCGACAATGCCTCAAGCGGCCGGCCATCCGGCGCGGTCAATGTCTTGTGCCGCCGCTTCACGCCATCAAAATTTAGATCGCTTTCGGGAACTTCGAGATCGTTGCCCGCATCGTCCGTCACAAACCACCGCAATTCGCCATGCGCCGCCGGCTTCGGATGCGTCAAGTCCAGCCACGGCCGGAACATGCCAATAATCCAGTCGCCATCGGAATTAACCGGCGGGTTGGTCCCCAGCACCGCCCGCACGCGCTGGCCGGGCGAAGTCGCGTTGCGCAGCCATCCAAGATGAAACCGCACCTGCAATTCAAGGAACTGCGTCGCCTCGTCGAAATATTTCAGGTCGTATGGCTGGCCCTGCCATTTTTGCTCGTCGCCCAAATGCTGGTTCGCGCCGAAGTCGATGATGCACTGGCGGCTTTCGCGCGCGAATGTCAGACGCGGCGGCGGGGATCCGTTGAACCCGCTCCGGCTGCCGTTGATGGCGAGCGTGCGATCGATCAACGCCCCGAGATTGGTGTATTCGCGCCGCAGGACAAGGCTGCGCTCGTGCGCCGTGAAAGCGAGCCCCAACCCAAGATCGGACTTGCCGCCACCACCTTGCCCTCCATACAGCAACACGTTTGCTTGCGAAAAATAAGCATCCGTCTGCGGGCCGGGGTTTGGCATCCACTTGAAATGCGAAACGACGGAAGCGGCATCCTCTGCCGCCTCCGCCTGCTTTTCGGCCGGCAGCGCCTTGAACGCCGCCAGCAATTCGTCAAGTGTTGAAGCCACGTTTATCCGTAATCGCCACTGGCAAGGGTTATACCGACGACGGTTGCGGCTTTGCCAGGAACCCGCGCGCAGACCTTGAATGCGGTCTTCGCCGTGTCGGTGATGGAGAGCGTATAAAGGCCAGTCGCAAGCGTCTGCACGAGCAACGCCTTCTTGGTGGTCAGGACAGCCAGATCAGCGCCGCTCGAAGTCTTGGCCGCAACAGCGCCCGAAGCAGTCGTTGCGGTCAGGCCGGCGCCGGTAGTCGCATCTGAAAGCCAGATTTCCATATTGAACACCCCGGCAAGCGTCTTGCCGAAATAATCCTGCACGGTCATCGTGACTTCGGTGATATTCAACCCGCCGTCCGCAGCCTCCATTGCAACAGTGTACGGCTCGCCCTCGGCAAAAAGTCGGCCAGTGATGTTGTCCTGTCCAGCGCGGCGGCCGTTGAAATTCGTGTAGTTGGTTCCAGACATGAGTTAGCCTCCAATGGAGTGATGCGCTTCATCCCCAATGGGGGCGCGCGGCTCTTGTCGCATGGAGTGGATTGCGTGAGGAAGGTGTTGTGGCGGCCTGTTTCAAAGCCTAGCGGAACGGGCCGCGCATGAAGAGCATAACATCAAGCTCGGTCGTCCCGTCGCCGGCCGTGACGCTGGGCCGGATGCGTTCAGCCACGACGCCCAACGTCTTGATGCCCGCCGCCGTGAACGTCAACGCATTGCCGGCGGGATCGAGCAGATTGGCCCAAGTCGTGCCGCCGTCATTGCTGCCCTGCAAGGAGACCGAACCGCCGGTCCCGAATGTGCCAAGCACCTGCACGGAAATCTCGCGATAGTCTGCGAACAGTTCCGGCGTCAGCACCGTGCCGGTGTCGCCATTGGCGAGAGCCGACCACCCATAACGCTTGGAGTTAACGGAGACGTTCGGCGTTCCTGCGTAATCGACTTCGGCCATAGAGCGGTCCTTTCGCCCGCTCTTGTGCCAGCCAGTAACGCGCGCCGCACTATTCCGCGGCGTCGGATTTCAAAGGCTCATGCTCGATAACGGGCGGGGCGGCCCGGCGGCCGATCTCCAGCGCAAAGGCAATCCGGCGGGCGGCTTCAAGAGTGTCGATCGCTTCGAGCTGGACGGGCCCGCCGTTCGGGCCTGTGATTTCTGTTTTCTCCCGCCATTCGTCTGGTGCGGCCGCACGCAGGGCCGCGAGAGACTTCGAGACCGTTGGGCCGTCTGGCGCGGTCATGAGCTGCTTTTCCCAATGCAGGACGCGCTGCGCTTTGCCAATCTCCACGGCGTCGTCGAGGTCTTCAAACCTCCCCTGCCAACGCCGCACATTGTCCGGCCGCAGCCCAAAAACACCGCAGGCGGCCGTGAAGGAATAGCCTTTAGCCATCTCCTGCCGGATTGCCTCGGCATATTCGGGCATGTATTGCGTCCGCCCTTCCGGCTTCGGAAAGTGCGGATTACGCGGGCGGACGTGGCGGCCGTTGGTCATGGTGACGCCACCGCCCTCGCCCTGCTGGCGTTCCCGATCACGATTGAGCGGCATGGCGCGCAGAACCTTGCGCGCGGCCCCGTCGCCTCATTGCCGCATGGACACGTCGCCCGCTTGGCCTTCGCCCGGTGGCCGGCCATCCACACCCGCTTGTGTTCGAGCATGGCATCATCGGCGCACGGCCCGCAGTATTTGCCGTTTGGCCGCGGCTCGCCACCGCATCGCTGGCAGGCGTTAGTCATCACTGCCGCCACCAAATGACGAGCTCATGATCGACCCAGCGACCGCCGCGGCAGATTCCGAGACTGGATAGCCGACTGCCGCGCTCACAACGAAACCCCCAGCCCCGCTGGATTCGTCGCGGCTGTCATCCGGTTTGCGGCGGTCTTCATCGTCGCTGGTTCGTACCGGCGGGTAAAGGTTCCGGATGAACGGTTGAGCAAGATCGGCAACCGCTAGAGGGTTTGGCGTTCCCTTTCCATAAATTCCAGCCATCAAACCACCCTCCCTACGGCCCGCAGGCCCGCTTGTGTTGGCACGTAGTCTTGCCCGCGCCGCTCGATAAAGCCTGACTGCTCAAGCCGCCTGGCGACCTTTTCGGGCAATGTGCGGTCCGGCTTGGAACCATCCCATTCGACCGGCCGGGCGCCGTCGCGGCATAGCGCGTCGAGATACGGCTTATGGGCGTCGTCGAGGCGGATCACGGCGCGGCCCCCACATCTGGACGGGTTCGCATCCGCCAGCCTCCCGCAAGCCGCTGGCGCGTTTTCTTGACGGCATAAAACACCGTCGTCATGTCGTAGCCCCCGCATCGCCGGGCGATCTGCGGAAAGCTCATCCCGGTTTCCGCGCGCACTCGATAGAAAACCTCGTGACGCGGCAGGACGGCATCGATCGATTGCGACGGCGACCACAATTCCTCAACGGTCAAGCCATAGGCAAGCGCCACTTCGCGCTGGATCGTGCGGACATGAGCAGACTTGGCGAGCGGGGCGGGAACGGCGCCGGCAGGTTGCATCGCGTAGCGGGCAGCGACCTTGCGGCGAGTCTCATCGGACGCCCCCGGCAAAAACATCACAGCCCGCGGCGCTGGCGTGAACCGCTGGGCGGCAGGAAGCGTCTGCGATGACTGCTGCCGAACCAGAGAGCGCCGTGGAGCGTCGAAGAGCGACGGGAGATGGGTGGCGGCCTCGCGCGGCCTTGGCGGCAGCCTGCGCCGCTCTGGCGGCATCGCCCACCCGGCAAAGACAAGTGGCAGGCGATCGATAAGGTCTAGCTGCAAACACAACATGGGCCGCCCCAGCTTCGAGACCGCCCGCCCTTCAAATCAGGTTCCAACGTGTGCCCTCCCCTTATGCGCGATTGCCGGCATGAGGTCAAGATTGCAGGCCTGTGGATAGCGCCGCGAATGGTCAAGCCGAAGCCGGGCGTGAGAGGGCGGAAAATGAGTTTTGTGGGATTGCATGTGCTTTCCTATATAGACCCCCTAAACCCACCTCTAGCTTAAGCATTCATATAGAGATATACCTATCTATTACATACATTACATATATAATATATATATTATTGATTTCTAATCATTTTTAGCCTCGATTTCGTATGTTTTCTGTCTCATACCGGATGGCATTCAAAATCCCGAATGGTTAAGCTTGTTTGAGTTTCGTGTGTCATACGAAATGCACTCGGAAATTCACATAATGATGGCCGTCAATCCGCCACATAAATCACCGCCGGCGGGCGGCCGCTCTTTGACTTGCGCGCCGGCATTTTGCATTTAAGCGCCCCTGCCTCGACCATTTGCAGCAACACATCCTTGAGCGTGCGGCTATCGACTTCCGATCGGATGAATTGCTGTACCTCGCGCAATGACGCCTCGCCTCGCCTGCGCATCATGCGTAGTATTCTGTTCCGCAGCGCCGATCTTTCATTCGCAGCCATGTGCTCCTGCGCCGTGATATACATCCGCTGGGCCGACGCGCTGGCGATCGATAACCCCCACTCGAACGATGCGCGGTCAATCTCCGCCTGATAGCAGCCCGCCGCGCGGATCGTCGCCAACCGGATCGCTATTTCGATTGTCCGACGCCAGAAAGGTCCGATGTCCGGATCTTCCGCCCGGTTCTCAATTTCAGCCTTGGCCGCCTCCCATGCCTTCCGCGCCTCCGCTGACCACGCCATGATGATAGCGGGCTTTACCCCGTTGAACGGGGCGCGAAGCTCTTCCGCGGTGTTCTGGCGCACGCGCAGATAGAAGCTTACAAGCTCATGCGCCAGCTCGTCAGGTACCTGCAACGGATCAAGCGGCGGGTCGCGATCGGCAATGCGGGTGTCGCCGTCCAGCATCAGGAATCGGTTGAGGAATCCGTTGACCACATCCCGGCCGGTCAATGCCTCGTAAAATTCTTCGGGCGTCGAGACGCCGAATATCGACATGGCCGGCGCGTGAATCGCCTTCGATGGTCGCCCGCCCCATTCCGGGGTAATCATGGTCTTGAATGACCGGCCCCAGGCCTCGCGTAAAAATGCCGACATGCCGGCCTCATGGGTGCTGGCCCTGCGATTGTTCATCTTGGCCAAAAATGATCCGAATTCATCCATCGGGCAAACGCTAACAGTCTGGCGCTCCAGCATGTTGACCATGGCGGTTTCCGACATAAACTTGCCAGGCCCCAGCAAGTGCCCGGCATTGGCGGCGTCGAGCAGCGGTGCGATCTGTTGCAGGGGATGGTCCTTGCCCGTGCCAGAGCCCGCCAGCCCGATGATGTAGAGATGCGTGCCCGAGAGCGTTGGTCCTGAAAATCGCTGGCCTATGAGCGTTCCTAGCACCGCGGTTGCCGCGCCCATGGCAAGCACGGGGTTAGGCCGGCGGGAAGTCTCAAGTATCCAGTGCGCGATTTCGCCCAGCAGCCCCGGCACTGGTTCGCTGGAGGCGTCATATATCGGCGGCTCTTCCTCGCGTGGCGGTGCATCGTCGTCGTCCTCTTCCGGCTCATCGACTTCTGCTTCGCTGACGACGATCGCCTGCGGCAAAGCCACATCGCCCCAAGTGTCCTGAAACATGCCCAACTGCTCGGAAAGCCACTGGAAGGCGGTATCCAGCGGCCACCCCTGCGAGGCCATCAACAGGTCCAGCGCCGAATAGGTCTGGTCCGTCCCGAAATCCTTGATCCCGTCGCGGTGAATGGAGAGGTTGGGATTGCGCACTTCCAGCGGCCGGCCCGACGACGATGGCCGCCAGAACGCGACGGCGGAATATCGCCCGCCCTTGTTCTTGAGCTTTGGCAGGTTGAGCAGCGGCACCCATTCGTCAAGCCGATCGAGCGCCGCCTGATTGAGCGCGTGGAACGGATCGGAATCGTCGCTGTCATGCTGGCGCGAGGGCTTCGCCATGGGCTCCGACGGCCCGCAGATATGCTCCAGTGTGTCGGTGAATTTTTCGATCTGGTCAGGCAGCAGGGCCGGCAGCTCTTCCGGGCGGGTGTTTTCAAGCGTGCGATCGCCCAGCCAGACATATTTCGCGCCGCTAGGGTGGATCGACGGCGGCAGCACCGTCTGCCGCACGGCATTGCCCGAAAGGATTTCGCAGATGGTCGCCTGCCCCTTGCGAAACTTCATGCCCTTCGTTCCCGCCGGCGCGCGATAGAAGGCGGTATGACCGCGGGCGCCGCGCTTGCGCACAGGCGAGGGCGGAATGGCGCTTTCGAGCTGGGCGAGAATGTCGTGATCGTCGGTGTCGAAATCGATCGCGACCAATTCCATCTCCGGCCCGCAGGGCGTGCCGCAGACGACGCCGATATTACCGCCCTCGTGCTGCGCCCACAGTTTTTGCAGGAACGGTTCGGGCTTCTGGTCGCGGAACCTGTTCCAGCCCTGCATGAGCTGCCAGCGACCGGAAATGTACTGCCCAGGCGCTTTGTCGCGCGGCATGAGCGGCAATACGGTATAGCCAGCAGCGATGATAGCGGGCGCGGCCTGCGCGAATGGGGATGGTTGTTTTGTTGCTGTCATTGCGTCAGCCATATTGATTGCCCAGCCTGTTTTTTATTATTACCGCGCGTTAGAACGGCGGGGCATGTTCGACCAATGCTTTGCGCAGCGAGTCGCGATAGGCTTTCAGCGATACGTCGAACGCCTCGCCAGCCTCTTTCTCTTCAAGATCCATGAAGTCGGTCTTGCCCAGCGCAAGCAGATATTCGCCAAGGGCGGCAAGCGCATCCGTGCGGGCTTGCAATTCATATCGGCGTCGTGTGCTCACATCTTTCATGGCAACTCCGTAAACGTGCGGGGCTTCGGCAAGGCATTCATTACAGGCCCAGAGTATGCGGGACTTGTCGTTCGGCGCGTAGCCGAAGCCGTTGTCATGCTCGCCACCGCAGACGCCGCAGATCGCGAACGATGTGTTGAAGCTGTTTGTAAATGCGCTCATGCCGCGCACTCCATCACGGCCTCGACGAAGGCTGTTGCTTGCGGCGCGCAGATCGCATTGCCGTAGGCGCGCAGGCGTCCCACTCGGGCGGGAGCCCCATGAGCCAGCGGCTCAATGCCGGGTTCAACTGGCCGCCATTTGTCATCCCGGCAGTAAAGCCAGTCAGCATCTCGCCAGAAGCCGTTAACCGGGCCGGGCCGGCCCAATCCGGCGGCAACGTCAAGCCGTGCCCCGCTATCTCCGCTCCGCACAACGCCACCGTCTTGCGGCTTGCGTCCGTGTTCCCCGCTTCGCTGTTGCCGTTTCGCGCTGGCGTTCCTGCCATCGGCGTCGGCCAGCCCGCGATCTTCGCCACTGCATTGAGACTCACAGTCGCCTTGCTGCCGTCCGGGCGCTTGCCCGTTGCGCTCGCATCCTTCGCCGCCTGCGATCCCGTCGCGTTCCCGACTGTTGGGGAGGGCCAGCCAGCCAGCATCGCAAAGTCGTTCAGGTTCGACCCATGCCGAGCCTCTCCCATCGCACGCTTGGCTTGACCGCCCCCGCTCGCATCCTGCGTCTGTGGGGTCGGCCAGCCTGCGCCCATACAAGACGCCGGCCAGTTTGCGGTATTCAACACCATCTTCGGTCGGTCCGATGCAGTCGCATTCTGCGGGGTCGATGTTTCGGAGTTGACACCACCCATCCCCGTCAGGGTCGCACTCGGCAGCAAAGGCGACTCGCCGCCAATCTCCGGCCACGCTGTCAGTCCCACCTGCCGGCCGAGTTGATCCAGCCGCGACCTTTCCGTTCCATCCGGGTTGACGCCGGTTGACGCCATCCCGATTGTGTCCTTCCAGTCTCGCGCTCCCGGGCTGGACCAACCGTTGAGCGGCAAAGTACAGGCGTGCTCGGATGTGCGGAGCGCCGAAGCCCGCAGCAGGGGCAGCGACCGCCCCGCAGGCGTAACCGCTTCCTTCCATGTCAGTTTGAACAAGGTCGAGCCATCCGTGGCGGATCGCTGCTTCAACTTGTTCGCCAAGGACGATTGGAGGGCGGCACTCTGCAATGAGATGGTGCCAGTGCGGCCATAGGTGCCGCTCGTCAGCAGCCCCATCGCCTCGGCCTGCCGCGCTGAAAGGCTGGCACGGGCAGGAGCCGGTCCAGATTGGGCGGTCGTCTGGCCATCCGGCTTGTCGCAGAGCGTAGGACCAGACGCCGATACCGGCGAAGAAGTGACATTGGGTAAATCTAGCAAGCTCATCTGGTCGTATGTCACGGATATCCCTTTCGTCCACGATCCCCGGCGCGATGTGTCCGGTGTCAATCAGGTTGCGCAGCCACGCAGCGGCATAGGGTTCAATTTCGTTGTAGAACGCCGTCATGCCGCCCTCTCATTCCTACGCGGATCGAAGCGGCGGGCCGATACCTTCTCGAAGCCGTTTTCATCGCGTGTTTTGATTCCGATGACCGTTCGCAGCTCTCCCGTGCGCTTGACAGCCTCCGCCACCGATGCCGGCGGCGGCATTTGACCACCGCTTTCCATCCACCACGTTGACGCCTTGCGCCGCGGGAACGAGTTTTCGGGATGGTCGAAGCACACCCACTCCTTGAACACCTTCCGGCCGGAATGGTACTCAACGCGCAACGTTTTCGGCTTGTCGAAGCTGCTGGCATTTATCGCGAAGGTCATGGCGTCAACAGTGCGAAAGCCGTCTGCCTTCATGATGTGCGACATGACCTCCACAACGTCAGCGTGCGGATCATGCGGCGGCTTCTCGCGCACGACCTCATTGCATTCAGGACAGACGGACACGCGCGGCGAAATGTAGGCGCGGCAATGCGGGCAGGCGATCATCTTGATGTCCGTTATCGCAACCGCGCCAACCTTCTCCACGCCTCCATTCTCGGACGATTCTGCGATCTCCAGATCATCCACGGCCCCATGCCGGCGAACGTTGCCGCTGAAATCGAGGACCAGACAGTTCGCCTTGTTCGGCGCAATGCGGGTTCCCCGGCCGAGCATCTGGACATATAGCCCGGTCGAGAGCGTCGGCCGCAGCATCGCGACAAGATCGACGCCCGGCGCATTGAAGCCCGTCGTCAGCACCGACATATTGGTGAGGCAGCGAATGCGCCCGGCCTTGAAATCAGCGAGTATCCTGTCTCGTTCATGCGCCGGCGTCTCGCCCGTCACTGTGGCGCAGGATATTCCTTGCCGGCGGAATTCATCGCAGACGTGATGCGCGTGCTTGACGCCCGCACAAAACACAAGCCACGACCGCCGATTGCTTCCATGCCCGATGATTTCGCCCACTGCAGCCTTTGTAATGGCGTCCACGTCGGCGGTGCTTTCGAGAGCGCCTGCGATAAATTCTCCGCCGCGGCGCGCAACTCCTGAAACGTCAATTTCTGTCGCCCCGCTTTTGGATACCAAAGGAGAAAGAAAGCCATCGCGCACCCCTTCAGCTATGCCATAGCGATAAACGATTTGGTCGAAGAGACGATCCTTGCCGCGATCCAGCCGTCCGCTGTCGAGGCGGAACGGCGTCGCGGTAAAGCCGACAACGCGCATAGGGCCGAGCGCCCGCAATCCTTCGATCATCTTGCGATACATGCCATCCCCGGCCTGGGGCACAAGATGCGCTTCATCGACGATCACAAGATCGCGCGGGCCGAGTAATTCGGGCTTGCGAAAGACCGATTGAATGGACGCGCACAGGATCGGCGGGCGCGTGTCGCGGCGGCCAAGCCCGGCGGAATTGATACCGACAGGAGCGCCCGGCCAATAGCGCAACAATTCCTCGAAGTTCTGGCGTACAAGCTCGCGGACGTGGACGAGCATTATAATGCGCGCGCGCGGCGCGATCTGGAATATCTCGCGGATCAGTTGTGCGATGACAAAGGCTTTGCCCGTGCCAGTCGCCATTTCTGCGAGGATGTTGTCCCCAGGGCATCTCTCCCAATACTTGAAGATCGAGTCGATCGCTTCGCTCTGGTAATAGCGCGCCTCAAACATGCTTCGCCCTCTGCTCGACAATCCAGAATTCCAGTTCCTCGCGCGTTGGCGGCGTCCACTCGCCCGATGCGATCATTTCTTCGGCGCGGCGTATTCCGTGCAGGACCGTCGTGTGGTCCCTGCCGCCGAGCATCCTGCCGATTTGCGGCAGGCTTGGTTTGCGTTCGCGCTTGAGCAAATAAGCGGCCTTGAATCGCGCAATCGTCAGCGGGACCGCGCGCGAAGATTGCAGGATGTCGTCCAACGGAATACCCGTGTGCCACGAGACAAAACCCATGATGTCTCTCGCCAGTATCCGGCGCGCTTCTTCAACCAGAACCGGCCCTATTGGAAATGCGTAGATGCGCCTGCCTGGCCGCTCGACACGGATAGGCTCCAGATAGATATACCGCGCGTGCCGATGCGTTTTTGGCGGCGGCGGCAGCTTTGGGGCTGGCGCTGCGGCGGCGCGCATCCGTGCGGTGGAGATGCGTGCGATTGCGTCGCGCTCTTCGCGCCGGCGCTCGCGCCATGCCTGCAACTTTGCAAATGGGTTGCCAATTTCATCCGGTGAGATTGCCAGCATCTTACGCTACTCCATCCGTCCAGACGCCGCCGCTCGCCAGCCGGTACGTCACAGTGTTCGCCTCTGCGTCGGCGTCGATCTGCTCGCCCGGCACAAGGCCGGGAATGAACAGGTGCGACATGCAGCCCTGTTGCTGCAATTCATGCGACAACTCGCATTGCAATAGCGAGCAGTCCCATGCGCCTGTTTCAATGTTTGGTGTTGAGTGCAGGCAGGTTCGGCAATTCCGTCGCGCCCATTCCCCGCGATGGCAGGCGCCCGCATGGCGGCAATAGCCGCACTCGAACGCCATTTTCGCGTTAGGGTTCTCGTGCAGCTTCGCCGGCGGCTGCTCGGCGCGCACGATCTTCTCCATGCGCAGGGTAATTTGCACGCCATCTTTTGGATCATAGGGCACGCGCTCGGCGTGCAATTCATCGGTGTTTTTATTGTGTGCAAGGTACAGCGCACGCGATGCGCCGGAGAAGTGCATATAGGCCATCATCTGCCTGTAGTGGCCGGGCTTGGCGGCCTTGACGCCTTTTGCCACCAGTTCCTTGAACGACTTTTCGTTGTGCGTTTTGCATTCAAGGATATGCGGCGTAGCGGGCGCTTCCGGCAGGCCATGCACCTTGCCGTCCATGTGGCCGCGCACATGCCCCCCACAGCTTTCGACCTCCCATTGCTTGCCAGTATCGGGGTCGTATTCCTGCACATGGATTCCCGCCATGCGCAGGTCCGCAACCATGCGCGCCTCTTCGCGATGGCCT